GAAACATTAGAGCAGCAATCAAATGTGCTGCGGTGAATGAAAATCCTTTAGTTGTTACTCAAATATCTAAAATATTATATGATATAGATCATCTTAAGCAGTTTGAGAAATTGCAAGATGTTATTGAATCTCATCTCAATAATAGTAACGAATGATTGCGGAACTCTAAAGAGATAATTAAATTTATAGATACAATACATATCTCATGTTAGAATACTAACACATTCCACCAAAAATCAATGATTAACCTAGACGAGCGATACCATTCCTACTTGGATGGTAGTAAGAAGATGAGAATAGATGGTATAGAAGAAAGGGTTAAGTCTTATGGATGGCACTGTGATGGTAATGATATAATGGGGCATTATGTTACGACAGAGAATTATAAGTTGTTCTATAATATGGAAGGATTGTTCACCAAGATGGTGGCACTCAGAGAACTGGCACAAACTATTAGGTGAATGAATCCTTTTCATGTATAATAGGATTATAGACAAAAATTAAAATGAAAATAGCACTTGCGGGGTTATTGGCACTTACTCCAGTTTCAGTACTTGCCGATGAACCTATTAGGCATTATCAAGCAGGGTATTCTAATGAGAGAACATGCTTCAAGACTGAATATCGTGAAGAGTATATACCAGGAACTCAAGATGATCCTGGTTATGTAAGATCTTGGACAGATACAGTGGAAGTACCTTGTAGAAAGGCAAATCCTAATGTGGGATGGAGAAATGATGATGATAGACCGTATGATTATACAAAACCTACACCACCTTATCGTAGGCATGTAACTGTTTATGAGGATGTAGATACTAATGATTGTTCTGAGGGTACATTAGCAGGTGGATTACTTGGTGGAGGATTAGCAACTGCTATTTCAAGAGGTAAAGATAGATGGTGGGCAATTCCAACTGGTATTATTACTGGTGCAATGATTGGATGTGATGTTGATGGTGGTTGATTATGAGTAGAGAAATTCCTACAACTGAATATATGCAAGATGGGTGGGACTCTGGTCCTATTGGATGTCATCCCTACAAACGTGGAAGTAGGCATAATAAGATTGGTATGTGGATTATGTACATTTTCTACGGTATAATTACTGTACAAATTGTACATCTTCTTATAGTACTTCCGTGGATTTTTCCAGCATTGATGGGTACTGGGTTAGCATTAGCAGGGTATGTTGTTCTTAGAGTAAATTGGAAATAAGGGGGGACACATAAAGTGTAATTTTATTATTAATACTTAATTAAAATGAAACCAGCACAAGTCCTTAAAGAGATTAACGAACTTCGTGAAACATGGAGAAAACAAAATTTCTACTTTACTAATGAACAACAAGCACAATTTGATCGTTTGAAACAGTTAAGAAGAGATAGAGTTAAGTATTTTCATGCTAATGGATTAGTATCTAAAGGTGGTGCTAAGAAGGAGGATACTAAATAATTAAAAAGTTATATCCAATGAAATCTTTTCAGAAGTTTATTACTGAAGCATCTACAAGGGGAGAGCAAGGTCATCAATCACTTGATGATTATAAGATGTCTAAGAAGTCCGATACTCCATTAGAGGTCGGTAGAGTTGGTGCTAATCGTAAGAAATCTGGTGCTGAAAAGAAAAGAGTTAAGGCAGTAGGTGGAGGTAAAACTGCACCTGCTAAAGATTATAAAGATAGAAAAGATATTGGTACTAACAAACCAAGATCTAAAGTAGAGCAGCAACCACAAAAAGAAAGAGGTACTGCTGGTGTATCAGGAAAAGAGGCACAAAGGAAAGCATATTTAGAGAGAAAGGCAAGAGAAAGGGGTGAAAAAACCAAGACTAGGACTGAGTTATTAACTAAGAAGACTAAGACAGTTGACCCTAACTATAAACCAGTGAAAGCATCTGGTTTAACAACTAAAGAACGCAAAGCATTATATAAGAAGGGAGAAAGAACTCTAAGAGATTTAAGACTCAGCAATCTAGGTAAGAAGTCAGAGAAGGAGTTAAAGCATAAGGTTACAAGTAAGTAAGGGGGGACGCATAAAGTGTTCCTTTATTGAATAGAACTTTATTATGTTACTAGCAGAAGCAGAAGCAAAATTAAATGCGATTGATAAGAATAATGCACCTGTTCCTGCTAGGAACAAAGGTGGTAGAGGATTATGGATAGAACATCAATTAGGTATGAGTCCATCATCGAGACTAAATGATTTTGATGATGGAGAATTGAAAGCATTTAAAGAAGGTCAAACCATTGCAGTGACTATGGTTCAACATTGTTTAGATGAAATATTCAATCCTAGTTTATTATATACTGATAGTAAAGTTGGTAAAAAGTTATATAATGTCTTATTTGTTAAATTTTCCAAATTTGGTAGATTTGTAAGATCATTAACATTTAACTCAACAAGTCATGAGGAATTGTTTAATAAATTAGCAGAAGATTACTATCATATATGTAAAGAGATTCGTAATCGTTATGTTAATGGTAAGGAGTTAAATACGATTACTGGTTTAAATGGTTTACTACAAATTAGAACTAAAGCAAATCATCCATATAGACCTTTAGAGTATAATAATCAACAATTAAAGGATAAATATATGGCATTTTATCTTACTAGAACATTTGAGAGAGAATTGTTTGACATTTAATTAAAAATAGTTTATAATAAATAGTATCGGTCTAAAACAGACGTTGACCGTAGGTGTAAATCCTACCTTGAAAACACAAGTCCTATTTTCATCTGGAGAAAAAAATGAAGAACTATACTGATGACCCTCAGTTGAGGTCATTACAAGAGGTTATTAGTGACCCTAAAAATAAACTAAAAAATATTAAATTTGCGAAGGGTGCAGTAGGTAAAGATTTAATATACATTCACCCAATAGAAGAGAATAAGATTGATAAGAAAATATTTTTTGCTTTCATTAGAGCATCTAAGTTATTAATTAGTTCAGCATATCAGAGATTTATTTGCGTCTCTACTATCAAAAAAGCAAAGCAGTTTAACTATAAGTTATGCCAAACTTTAGTTATTGCTATGCGACCTGATGGTAGTTATGTTGTTATTGATGGACAACATAAGGCAATCATGGCAATACTTTCAGGTGAAGAATTAGACCTTCCTTGTCAAGTTATAGTACATGATGCAAATGCTTCATTAGCACAGTGTATTAAGATAGAGGCACAATTATTCGAGGATTTGAATACTTCACGAAAGAATACTAGCACACTTGATAAAGTTCGTGCTGGTCTTTCTTATAATGATGAGGAGTCTGTAAAGTTTCAAGATAACTTTATTGCTATTGGAATACAGGCAGAAGGTATAGGTTATGATGATGGAATTGAAGTTAATGGATGGGCAAAGGCAACTGAGTCTATTGGTAAATGGAAGATACCTAATACTAGAAAAGCAGTTGATTTTTTAAGACCAATTTATGAAAATAAGTGGCATTTAAATTATATTGATGGTAGTATGATTGGAGGACTTGCAGCAATATTTAATTTATTAGATGCAGTAGGTTCGGGTGATAAGAATAAAGGATTAAAAACTTATCTTAAGACAAACTTTTCTTCTATTTCAAGAGGAGATTGGACTAAGAATACAAGAGGTCAATCTGATGTTCTTATTGCTAGAAAAATTGTAACTGACTATAACAATGATGTTTCTAAAAATAACATTGAAGGTGCTAAAATAGGTGATGATAATCTTAATAACAATGGTTTAAAAGATCCTGCCACATTATGACATCAAAAGCATCAAAAGCACTTAAAGCATTAACAGCATCTACTGGTAATCGTACTGATTGCTGGAATACTCCTATAGAATTTGTAGGAGATGTTGTTAAGTTCTTTGGTACGATTGATTTAGACCCATGTTGTAATGATGTGGATAATCCTAATGTACCTGCACTTAATTATTATACTGAAAAAACTAATGGTTTAGCACATGATTGGCATGGTAAAGTGTTTATGAATCATCCTTACAGTAATAGTAAGGAGTGGGTTCCTTATGCTGCTTTACAATATGAATCAGGAAATGCTGAAGAGTTAGTATTATTAATTAAACTAGATGTTTCTACAAAATGGTGGCAATCTGTGGCAAAATATCCGTGGATTGCTATAAATAAGAGAGTGAAATTTGGTGAGGCAAAAGGTGCATCTCCATTTCAATCCGCAATAATATACTTGGGTAAAGATTTAGATAGATTTAATCAAGTATTTGGTAAGTATGGATTCTTATATGTAAGGGGGGACACATAAAGTGTTGGTATGGTGTGAGGGATATGTGGTTCTACTGCCCGAAACATCATCTGCAGTCATGGGTAATGCCTCTGCAGTAACTGATGTAGTAGGGGTTCAGGTGTAAGCGATTCCCAGTAGGTAAATTTGGGCATAGTAGGTGAAACCTCTGTTGATGCCCCACTCCCTCACACATTATTCTAGGCATCCATTGGGTATGGTGAGAGTCCATACTAAACCCGAAAGGGTAAGGGATATCAATGAGTGTAAGTCCTACACACAACAACGAGGAGATGGATGTGCCTCTCGGTTCGCAACCGAAGAAAGAACTAACATCCGCTAGCTTTTTACAATAACTACTATGCCATCTGAACAACACTTCATCAATAAAACAGATGAAATGCTGGAGAAGTTCATCGAAGAATGTGAACGAGAAGCAGCAAAATTAGAAGTCACAGTTGATTATTATCTTGCCGAGTTTGTTTGACAAACTCGGTTTTTTCATGTAATATATAATTAAAATAAGTATTATTATGACTGATACTAACAGGTACAAATTATTAGAACTATCTACAAATGGATGGTTGTTGATAGATAATAAAGCACAGAATCTTACTAAAGAAGAATGTGATTCATGGATAGATAAAGCAATGAACAATGGTGTTGCTCAAAATAGATTAAAAGTAGCACGACAGGAAGATAATAGATACCCTGAAAACTATTCTGCTTTATAATCAATGTATGAACCTCAAGTTGATGATTATGTTATTTGGAATAGACCAAATGGCGACATTGAAGAGGGATGGGTCTATTTTAAGGGTGACCCAGTAGACAATGAGAAAAGAGTGAAGGATGGATGGAATTCTGTATCACAGTATATCACTATTGAAACTGGTGTTAGGGATAAACCAAATTGTTTCTATACATCTGGTAAACCTATGAGACATAAAAAGATTCATACATTACTATTATGTAATAGGGAATGTTGGCATGAATTAGAGTATGTTAAACATAGGAGAACAAGAGAGATACAGCATTATTCTCAATATGATGATGTTAATCAAGATGAGAAGATAGGAGATAAAACTATTGGAATGTACAAATCACAAGATGGAAGATTACCTGATTATTAATTATGACTGATGAATACAAACCTCTTATTGTAGAGGGTGAAGAAGTTGCTGATTATGATGACACAACAATTTCTTATAACAAATGGTGTATGGCAACTGTAGAGTTATGGACATCTCCTAAAGAGTTTGATGCTTATCAATATGACTATGATACATTTTGTGAGTTTTATAAACCAGAGAATGATGACTATAAGTATGTTGATTGTGAGGATGAAGAGTTCACACCAGGAATGAACGGTATTAATACTACAGATATTGAGAAATGGTTATTAGAATTTTGTGAGAAGAATGATTGGATTAAAGATGAGTTCTATTTTATAGTTCATTGGAGAAGATATGCAATTTATAAAAAAGAAGAATATGATGATGAGATTTATTGGAATGTAGAGGATATGGGTGAATCATCTCCTGACAGATATTGTTATAAGAATGGTAAGATAGAGGAGGGATGGTCAACACCTATGGAGGATGAAGAATAGAAGGGGGGACGCATAAAGTGTTAGAGTATCATGGAGGTACTATATGATTCATTTGCGTGAGCATCAGATCAGAATTATAGATAAAATGAACCGTCACCAAAGAGGGCAAGTAATTGTCCCTACTGGTGGTGGTAAAACTATCTGTATGATTAGTGATGCTATTTCACAGTTTAGTAAGAAGAATCAAACTATAGTTGTTGTATCTCCTAGAATATTATTGACACAACAATTATCTAAAGATTTTCTTGAACTGTTGCAATCCGTTGAGGTATTGCATGTTCATAGTGGTGAGACTCCACATGATTCAACAACAGATAAGAGAGAAATATTTAATTGGACTACAAACAAATGGAACAGTAATAAGATTATATTTACAACATATCATTCTCTACATAGAATACAAGAATCTGGTATTCCTGTAGATACAATATATTTTGATGAGGCACATAATAGTGTTCAGCAACATTTCCACCCTGCTACTAGATTTTTTGCAACTACAAATAACCGTAGGTGCTTCTTCTTTACTGCTACTCCTCGTCTTAGCACTTCTGATGAAGGAATAGGGATGAACAATGAGTATGTTTATGGTAAAGTATTAGAGCAAGTACCAGCACCAGAATTGGTGAATAAAGGTTATATATTACCACCTAAAGTTGTAATTAAGAAACTAGAGATGATAAGAGATAGGAAGGCAAACTGTGATGATGATGCTGATAATATACTAGCAACGATTGATGAACAAAATGTTAGTAAGGTATTGATATGTGCTAGGAGAACAGAACAAATAACAAATATGGTTAGTGATAGTAAACTAACCACAGAGTTATATGCTCGTGGATATAATTGGATGTATATCACTGCTAAGACTGGTGCAGTTATCAATGGTATCAAGGTAAGTCGTGATGATTTCTTTACTACATTAAATACATGGGGTAAAGAAGATGATAGAAAGTTTATTGTTATGCACCATAGTATACTATCAGAAGGCGTGAATGTGTCTGGATTAGAGGCAGCATTATTATTACGCAACATGGATTTTATCACTATTAGTCAAACAATAGGTAGAGTAATCCGCAAAGGTAATGAACAGAAACAATTTGGTATTGTATGTGTTCCAGTATATGATAAGGTGGGTATTTCTACATCTAAAAGTGTTAATGCAGTT